GATCAAGGAACCCATCAAGTATCTGAGTTTTCATACGTTGGCGGGTTGTACTTCAAAAATTCCCAAAAGGTTAGTTTCATTTCCTTTAGGGTCATTCCACAATGATCTGCCGCGTTAGGTAGATTCATCTTTGCGTAGAAGAGGGACTCGTTAGCCTCCTGTACGTTCTGTGGTGTTGTCTTCACTTTTGGTTTGACTCTCTGGTCCATAATCTTTAAGGATTTTAGAAATAGTATTCTCAGTGCCATCCATACTACGAATCTCGAAGAGGCTGGACTTCATATACTTCTTTAGTTTCTTGTAAGTCTTGTTCAATTTTTTCATCTGTTCGATGTCAATCTTGGCACCGACTTTCAAATTTTTGTCTTCAGTCATTTTTTCTTAGACTTTTTCTCAGAATTACCCCACAGTTTAGGGTTGACTCTACCATTTGATTGAGTCATGTTTAATACTTTACCATACTTATCGTAGTAGTAATCAAAAATCTCAACCATTTTACTACTAATTGCCAAATCAAACCGTTTCTTACCCTCAGCTTCGTATTCAACTAGGTAAGCAGTGTATGGCAGAGATCTATCTTCTGCCATTTTTGCTTCGCAATTTTCGTGTAAGATTTTCAACTTCTTCCTCCCCATTGGATATCTGGATATGCCTCAGAGACAATCTCCCTCTTGATAGCGTATGTACTCTCAAGGTTCTTGTCTTTAACCAAACAAAGGATCTTTGCCTCTTCAGGATGCAAAGACTCAAGCATGTTGATGAACATAGTCTCTCGTTTAATTTTATTGAGAGCATCGTTTCCGCCTTTAACAAAATTGTAAAGACGTTTCCACTCATTCCTCAAGGTGGATCGTTGTGGAACCCCTCTTACAGGGTCAGGAGCAGCTTCCTCAGTCAAGGGTTGGTATGGTACATCCCCTGCAGGAATCATTGAGACAACTGTCTCATCATAGTTCCAGATGAACAGAGCTTTTAGAAAGTCTCCTCCATGTTGTTGGAGAATCTGAATCTTCTTAGCTTTAGTTCTCTCTTGAACAACAGCCCCAAGAATTTCATGGACCAAAGAGTTTGGTCGCAGTTCAATCTTCTGAACTTTGATAGTCTTTGGTCCCGTTTTTTTCTTAGTTGTCGTAGACGTGGATCTAGGTTTCCGCGTCGTCGATCTCTTCGTAGTCGTCATAATTGTTTTCAAACCTCACGGCTAAAATTTCATCAGGAATAACATTACCATTTACGTCAAACATCTCAGGATGGAGGGCGGGTGTTGCGGTGTAAAACTGATGTTGTTGATACAACCAACCAATTATACCACCAATCAATAAGAACATCACACTGAGCATGACAAAAATTGCAACTAATGTAATTTCCATGTCCTTTTCCTCCCACGGGCGTTACTTCTTTTTTATATCAAAGGAAATCTGTATAAAAAAATGAATCTCTCGGTGGAAAAGAGAGATTAACTTTCCGAAATGGACTTCCCAAGTCTTCTTTTCTGTCTTTTTTTCGGAATGGCCTCCTGAAAGCATAAGATCCACACCTCTATTTATGTGGAGATCCCCATCGTTTTTCATGTTAGAATACGATGTTCCTTCAAGTATTCTATCGTCTCTTGGCAATCCCCGATGTGTTTTCCATCCATCTCCACTTGTGGGAACTGGATTTTGCCAGGAAACTTAGCAGTAAATTCTTCTGCCGTAAAATCATCATCAAGAACTAGGTAATCAAAATCTTTTCCAAGTAGTTCGAGAACCATGATAATTTTTCTACAAAGTCCGCATTTATCTTTACCCCAAATAGTAAACATAAAACCTCCTATTCTTTATCTCTGTTTTTAAAAAGGTCTTCCATATTATCAAACATCTTATCCAATTGAATAAGTTGTTCGATGTTTGCAATCATTTTAGAAATAGTCACGGCTACATGAGGATCTTCATGTCTTGCAGCAAAAGCTAATGCATTACGCAGATTTGATTCTGCATCTTTTAATGATTGTTCTACAGATTCAGAGAGTGCCATTGATTGAGTCCCAGTCTTTTTGAAAACGTTCCAGTCCATTATCTGTCAAGATATGATTAAACATCTTATCAAAAACACCGACTGGCAGTGTACACACTTCCGAACCTGCAGCAAAACAACGTCCTACATGATGAACATCACGGAGAGATGCGGATAGAATATTTGTACGAACCATATGCTCACGATAAACTTGAGCAATAGTTTGCACTAAGGAAACACCAGAGAAAGAATTGTCATTCAGTCTTCCAACAAAGGGAGACACATAAGTTGCATCTGCTTTTGCAGCAAGAATGGCCTGTGATGCAGAGAATACTAGAGTAACATTAGTAGTGAATCCATCACCTCTCAGTGCCTTACATGCTTTAAGTCCTTCGACTGTGCAAGGTACTTTGATAGTAACGTTCTTCATTTCTTTGAATACTTGTGCCTGATCAATCATATCAGGTGCAGTATCAGCAACAACCTCAGCAGAGATAGACTCAAAATGAGGGAACTCCTCAGAGATCTCTCTGATCGTCTCTACGGGGTCTTTACCAGCCTTAAGGATAAGAGTTGGATTTGTAGTCACACCGTCTACAAGACCCGTGGCGTTTCCCCTACGGATCTCTTCGATATCGGCAGTGTCAAGAAAGATTCTCATTGGTCATCATCTCCATCTAATCTGTGTTTCTTTCGAATTTTTTTAAGTTGTTTTAGTTCTTCTTTGATTTGTTGATATGCAACTTCCACTTCTATCTTATTCGCAATCTCCATAGCACATACCATAGAAACCTTGTCTCCGAAACGGGCAAGAGCCCGTTCGAAGTCATTATCATGCGAGTAGAATGGAACCATAGTTATTTTTTAATAGTATCAAGGAAAAGGAAATTGGGGTGTTCAGCCTTGTATTTTTCAACTTCTTTCAGATCTTTTAGAAAGATTGAAACTGTGGGCTGATGCTCTTTAAAACAATAACGCAATTGGATAAAATCTTGTTGAGCCATTTTGGTTCTCCCAATGATAGTGGCATTATATCCCCTTATATAGGGTAAGTCAACTAAAGTTTTCCTCCTACAGTTCCATCATACGACGAAGCTGTTTCTGGGAATCCGTGTTTGACCCCATGTAGGTGGAATACAGTTCCATCGTAACAAGCCCCCTTCGTAAGTGCGGTGATGATTCCCTTACCTTCCTTGTCATAGCTAGTCCAAAGTCCAAATCGCGTCTCCTTGAGTTCGAATAATCCTGTTCCATGGTCATACCATTGTCCTTCTTTAATTAAGTGGTTGTAAGGGTGTTCTTCAATCGTTGAACTCTTCGTTTCTTCGTTCATCTAAGTACCTGATTATTTCGTCTCTCCATTCCATAAGTTCATTAAAGCATTCCTGATTATGTGAACACTGACGTAGTTCATGATCAGGTTTTAATACACTTTCATAAAAAAGACCGAGAGCATCTCGGCGTTTCTCATGTTTAATAGAATCCATTAGGTTTCTCCTCTGTGTTTAGATTGTCTTTCATTAACTCTACAGCATCCCACTGCTTAGCCATTTCATCTGTCAGATACAGAACTCTTTTCTCATGAATCTGATCTCTCTCCAACAAATAGCCAATGGTATCAGACAATCGTTGCCTATTACCTTCCTTATCAATGAGAAAGATACTATAAGTATTTTGAAATTTTTTCTCAAGTCTAAATTTAATGTACACGAAGAGTACAAAATTCAGGAGGATTACAAATAAGTAAATCATTTAACCTTGGAGAGGTCTTCAAATGTTAACATGTCAGGATCTCTTTGTCCAGCGGGAACAAACTTATATTCGTTATTCCATTTGAACGACGTGTTATTTAATTCATGTTTGACAACCTCTGCTACTGCTTCTGGTTCGTTCTCTAATTTTGCAAGAACCTGAGCAAGAAGTAATTTAACCTCATGTATCTCAGCATGGATGTCTTGATGGTGAAACCTCAGTGATTTTTCAATCAATTTCTGAATTTTTTTCTTCATAACAGTGAGCATTCTCAATATTTATAGGTCACTTAAGACACTAATCAAAAACAACATTACTCCGAAACCTAAGAAGTAGGCAAGGATAATGAGGAAACTTATCTCAGTGGGCAGTGCCGTTTCCATCGTAGTCATCAGAGTCATAGTAATTATTCTCTCCTTTTAAAAACCCAAAGGTAAGAGTCGTTACAACAAAGGGTACGGAAATCCACATTAGAAAGTGTGCAAAGGTCATGGGTTTGATGGGTCTAATCCTAGTTCAATAAGGTAATCTACCCACCACTGTGGGTTCTTTTGTTGTCTCCACTGAGGCACTGGGACTCCTTTCTCAACCACATAGTATTGATGAAGGCTATCCTCGATAATCTGTGCGATCTCCATACTCCTCTTCCTCCTCATCAACATCTGCATACGGGTTGTCCACATAGGGTCCTCGTTTTCGAAGGGGTTCTTTTCGAACATAGGCAGTTTCTTCATTGACGGCAGATAACCATACAGCAACTTTCATCACTATGTAAATGACAGCGATTGGCGAAAGACACGCCAATAGTATGAGGTTTTGTCTCATGTGTAGTAATTTCCTGCAAGGACTACTCTCCCTTTAGATGTGTTAGGTGGGACAGCATGTTTGTAATCGGATGAAAATATAACACACATACCAGTAGCAGTTTCAATGGTTCTATCTTCAAAGACCAGTGGGGATGACCCGTCTGGAACCCTAACATAATACACGAAAGAATACGAACATGGGGTATGTGTATGGGGATCCGCATAATCCCCCTCATTGTATATAGCTGCCCACAATTCTGTGCCTGTGGGATTTATCTCAAATGTGGTAGTATCTAATACCCAATCACTTAATTCTCTAAAAATTTTAGGAAAAGTATCGAATCCAGTATGTTTTTCTACTACTAAACTACTTTCCTCAGGGGTTGCATCAGGCAACCAATCAATAAACTTCAGTAGTTTATCATTAATAGTATCTGCATCTGGATGATACAGTACCTCTAAACATGGGCGTTTTCCAATCCCCATACAATAAAATATGCAATGGTAGCAAAAATAATAACAGCATTAATAATAGTAGACATTGTTCTAACCTCCGTTAGCGACGAACTACAGCTACTCCATCATCATCATCGTCATCATCATCATCGTCTTCATATGTAGAGGGTTCTTCCCAAAGAGACTCTCTCTTCTGTCGAACTCTCTCCTGTAATGCTTCATAAGGATCCTTCTTAAAAGGATCATCATCATCTAACTCGGGTAACTCAGGCTTAGGGCCATCAAAAGTAATACCCATTAGAACACCAGTTCCTTTAACCTCTTCCATCTCTGGATGAGATTTAACTTTTGGGTTTTGTCTGTACCCATCAGTTTCATTGACTATCCTCATAGCCTGCCACATGAATGACAATGCAAACAAAGCTAATCCAAGCCATGCTATCATAAACATGTATTGTGGGATGTCATTCATAAGTCAAACACTAGGTCTGTAAGTATTGACAATGGGAGCAATTTGTTCTTTAACTTTGTCAACAATGTCTTGGATGACATTGACATCAATACCAAGAAAAGGTGGTATCATTCCCATTACTCTGAAAAAACCTTCAGCAAACAGAGCAAGGAAAATCAACCCCAAAACCATACTAAGAAGCGATGCGTTCCGATTATGTTGACGGATCGCAGCTTCAATCTTTCGGTCACATTCTTCTTCTGTGACGTAATGTGGGGGTTTAATTTCCTCCATTCTGTGAGACATACACCTTAGTAAGGTTATTTAGCACACCCATTATACAAAAAAAGGGTTGCCAAAGCAACCCCGAACACATTTATTTGGATTTCAACAAGTAATCCTCCAGTTTTGTATACCAAACGACTTTAAATTAACCCACTTGGCATAATGTACACCACGATAGGTCAAAAACGCGAAGGTTCTATCTGGATCGTGTTTATCTGGGTCAAAAGCTGGAAGATCATATTCGAAACCGATGTTGATCTTCAGCATGACTCCTTCTACCCCTTACTAAATGCGTGTAGTAAGCGGACTTCACCATAGAGTAATAAAAGGAATGCTACAGATCCTAGGGATACGCTCCCGACGACTGTTAGTGCTTCCATTGGTCTTAGCTCTGTGATGCGAACTTACGGTCTACTTTAATACCACGATACATAAGTTCGTGATTACGGTTTTGCTCTTGCTCAGCAAGAACTTTTGCCTTGTAGCCCTCTGCGTCGTACTTGACGCCTCTATAAGTAATTACGGTCATTGTACTCTCCTAAAGTAATTGGATTTTTAGGCCCGTTCCTTTAGTCGTTTGCGTCCCAGTTGCACTCAGGCGATGCTTCTTGAATAACTTCAATAACTTCTGTCCTGATTGATTGACTCACGTTATCGTTTGCATTGATACGACTGATCATGTCAGAAGCATCAGCACAATTCAAATTAACATAGAGTAAAAATTCAAACATGGGATGAACGCTCCGTTCCGCGACTTACTTGCGTCCAAATGACCAAGGTTTGCAGTTCTGTTCTGGAACTTTAGTATAGAAGTAATCAATAAGATACTCCTTAGCGTCAGGTGTGTGATACTGATCACTCAATATCTCCAACCTTGCTTCGTTCCACTCGTCACAAGACATTTCCCAATGATATGAGTCATGTGCTGCTAGAAGTGTTAACAGTAGTGCTAAACTATGCATTTGGATGAACGACAGTCCTACTATAGGACTCATACCTTATTTAGTCAAGTTAGTTTGGAAACCGTAACAAACGATACCGAAAATATTATCACAGCGATACCATTTTATTATTTCTTAAGTTTCTTATAGACAAAATTATTGCGGGTCAAGATCATTCCTGCCCGCTTCGTCTCGATATAATTCGAGAAGTTTGCTGTATTCTGTTTTTGCCATTCAATGATGCACTTCTCTTTAAAAGGATCATAGAACCATTGACGTGAGTACCATGTACGCCAGTCTTCATGTGACTTGTCTCGGTTACATTCGGCACACGCACAAACAAGATTTTTAGTTTCGTCAGTGCCACCGTGGAAACGTGGAACCACATGATCTAGAGTAAGGGATTCTCTTGATCCACAATATGCACACTTGTAGTTGAAAGATTCTTTAATCTGGTCCTTCCATATTCGTCTAGCTTCTCCTGGGGAACATGTGTGAAGATTATAAAGATAATCTTCAGGTGAGCTGAAAACTTCCATGCAATGCTGCAAAGGACAAAATTATTTAGACTAATTTGTTTTCTTTGAGATACCTTACAGTCTCGGTGCAACCACCTATAAGCTCTTCGCCCAACTTGACTTTGGGGAAAGTGGACTCAATTCCGAACATTTCATAAAATTCTACAATGGTATAATCCGTACCCAATTTGTAAAGAACAAATGGTTGTTCGGATAATTCCAAAACTCTTTGTACCTTAGTACAATATGGACATCCATCTTTGCTGTAGACTGTAAAGTAGTTCATTGTAAATCAATAGGTTGTAGATCAGATTCAGATAGAATTTTTTGTTCTGGAAGTTGTAAGTCAGGTTCCAGTTCAACATGAGCCACGTCTACAGTTTGTGGTGGATGTGGCAAAAGAATTTTAGCATAGACTGCATCGGGATAGATGTTTAATATACACTCAACATCTTTGAGTGTTCCACAATGCCGTTTCTTTCCGTTCGATAAAGTCATTTCATAATAGTGTGGCATCTCTGACCGCACAATTTGATTTGACCTCTCTTTACTTAGAGTCATTAGTTTCTGGAGCGTAGGATGTATTGAAACTAACTACAGTTCTATTTCCAATTTCAGTATCGGTTTTATGTTCTAACCAACTTGGGAATAGAATCAAAAGTCCTTGAGATGGCCATACGGTATTGAAACCAAAGGCATGTTGACTCTCAGCACCAGGCCTATAGAGTTCATTCATCTTGTAGGGTAACAAGGGACTTTTGAATAAGAGTGGAGCAACATCCTGTCCATTTAAACAAGGATATAAAGCTCCACTAATAGCACTTCCCTCATGACGATGAAGTTCCAAACGTCCACCTGGCGGAGTGATATTAAACCAACTCTCTACGATATCAACTGCATGAGTACCCAATCGATGACAATAATCATTGACACATTTCATTAATTCTGATCGTAGGTCAACCAAATTAGGATGACCTAGAAGATCAGCGACTGGACTGAATGTACTTTCACCACCAGAAACCAAATGGAACTGTGTTCTTTCAGTTTCTTCAATAATTTTTATTAGTGGTTTGAAATCATAATATTCAAGATCATATACAGAGACAGGAGTTGGAAACAAATCCAACTCTGCCTTTCTCAATTCTTCAGACATTATTTAAAACCTTTTTGTTTCTTGGGTTTATCTAGTACCTCGACATGAGATAACCAAATACCTTTCTCAAACCATGCTGATTGAACTTGCATGTAATCATCTGTCACGAAAGATTCACCAGATTTGGATACAACTTTGTATTCGTGACGATCATAAGGTTCGTGGGAACTCTGAGTGAAATAACGAGGATCACTACGTTTAATTAGATTCATCAATTTACATGAATAGTACCAGTCATGCCAGCACCTTGGTGAGGAGCGCAGAAGAACTCATAGTCTCCTGCTTCATTGAATGTGATGTCCTGTGACTCACCAGGCGAGAACATAAGTGCCTCTCTAGAAAGGTCAGCACGACCTTCAACAATAATGTTGTGTGGAGGTAACATACCATTCACAAAGTGAACGGTATCTCCTGCGTTAATTGTAACATCGTTAGGTTCGAAAATCAAGTTTCCATTTGAACCCATTGTAATATCGACAGCCCATGCAGGAAGGGCGAAAAACATTGTAGCAAGTAATGCGAAAAAGAACTTCATATGGAGTTACTAACTACAACTATGTAGTCGTAGACTGAGGTCTAGGGTTTAATGTTGTGTTGGAAAGAACAATAAACTTATCCTTCTTCCATGTTCCCCCAGTTTTAACTTCAATATCACCAGCTTCCCAACCGAGTTCGGTGATGGTGTCTGAAATTTCTTTAATGAGACTACAGGGGATGTGAGTGATCTCTTCTGAGAGAACATTCTCTTCGGGTTCTAAGTTTCCAATCATAGTAAGATGCAGATTAATGGTACTATTATAGTCATATTTGCAAGAAAAAACCCCCCGACATAGGTCAGAGGGTTAGGTTCGTGATTATTCACAGATATTATATCAACCGATGCTAGGAGCTGTAAGTGCAACAGGCACAGACTCAGCAGCAGCAAGGTCAAGAGGGAAGTTGTGAGCATTACGCTCGTGCATTACTTCC